CGAGGGTGAGGGCATGGCCAAGAAGACTACTGATATTGATTGGGGAGATATCATTGGATTTTTGAAGGCAATAGTTTGTTTTGGATTGATCGTAGGATTCGCAATGACAGTTGCATATGGTGTATCCATTGTAACCGAGCCATCTGATCCAGGATTTGTAGTAGGTGAGAATTCATCCAAAAAATGAATATCGATTATTGATCAAAATATAGAATATTGCCGACGTATTTTTACGTGGCGCGTTATAAATATTACGCTGATGCGGATACTCCGGTCAGTAGACAACAACCTTGCTTTTAACTAAGGAGGCACCAAAATGGTAGCAACTAAAGCATTTTCTTTTCCACGTTCACACTTCATCGGATTTGACCACGTATGGTCGGAGATAGAGCGTCTGTCTAATATGGCAGACAACAAACTGTATCCTCCCCACAACGTAGTCAAGAAGGATGAGACAAACTTTTCCATCGAGCTAGCTCTTGCTGGTTACAGCCAAGACCAGTTGACCGTAGAAGTAAAAGAAGGGATACTAGTCGTAACTGGAGGCAAAGAAGGAGACATTGAACGTGAGTATCTCCACCGCGGCATTTCTGCAAAGAAGTTTACCCGCACCTTTAGACTATCTGAGCACGTTGTCGTTGATGGAGCTGACTTCATTGACGGCCTACTCGTTATCGACCTAAGAGTAGAAGTCCCAGAAGAAAAGCGTCCCCGTTCAATACCAATTGGCAATCAATTGCTTACGGAGGCAAAATGAAAACCCAAACCACAAAAGTATGGCGGAGTTTTAATACGTACGGAATAGTCGGACTTACAGTTTTGTTTGGTTCTACTTACCTGTATGCTATCTCCTTGCTAGTTTGACCCACACGGCCCGAAAGGGCCGTACCTTTGAGATTATATTATGTCAGTTAAAATTGTAAGAATGTTATCCGGTGAAGATGTATTATGTGTTTGTGAAGACAAAGACAACTTCTTCGAAATCAAAGACAGCGTTGTCGTTGTCCCCACTCAAAACCAGTCTGTACAGTTCGTACCATATAGTGCGTTCACTACTAAAGATCCTTTGATGATTAACAAGGACATGGTGGTGTTCATTGGCGAACCTGACAGCAGTCTAGTTAACCAACACAAGAAAATGTTTGGTGGCATTATTACTCCTGATTCGCAAATCATCTCTTGATCTTTAGCGAAACAGTGAGTATAATGCACGCATGAGCAAATCTTTTTATACTAATGTAACAACTTACGGTAACTACATCTACTTTCGGGGGCATGCGAATGGTAAGCGTGTCCAGAAAAGATTCAAGTACCAACCTACCTTATATGTTCACAGTCCAAAGGAAACTGAGTTTAAGTCACTCGGTGGTTCATACTTGGGCGAGCTGGACTTCGATACTATGGGTGATGCCCGAGACTTCTTGAAACGTCACAAAGACGTAGACAACTTCGACATCCATGGTAACACCAACTTCATTCAGCAGTTCATTAGCGATGCTTTTCGTAAGGTGATCGAATTCGATCGTAACTCTATCAACGTTACCACAATCGATATTGAGGTTCAATCCGATCAAGGGTTCCCTCGACCTGAGGAAGCTAACCACCCCGTAACTGCAATCACAATCAAGAACAATATCGACAACATCTATTATGTTTGGGGTATGGGTGATTGGGATCCAGAAAAGTCTATTGTCGATCATGTCGAGGTTAGTTACACTAAGTGTATTAGCGAAGCTGACTTGCTACACAAGTTTATGGATCAATGGGCTGCTAATTATCCAGACGTAGTCACTGGATGGAACAGTAGGATGTTCGATACTGTATATCTGGTTAACCGCATTACCAAGATACTTGGTGATGGCCATGCCGACAAACTGTCTCCGTGGAACCATCAGATGCGCAACCCTATTCGACAGCGGACTCTGAGGTTTGTGCAGAACGAGGTTGAAGTATATGAGATCAGTGGCATTGAGCAACTAGACTACCTTGATCTGTTTAAGAAGTTTGCTTACAGCTACGGTACTCAAGAATCATACAAGCTGGATCATATCGCTCACGTAGTGTTGGGCGAGAACAAGATCGACTATAGCGAGTATGGATCCCTTACTGGATTGTATCTTAACGATTACCAAAAGTTCATTGACTATAATATCAAGGACGTTGAGATCGTAGATCGTCTCGAAGATAAGATGGGTCTCGCTACACTGTGCATGACTATTGCTTATAAGGGCAAGGTCAATTACTCTGACGCATTTGGTTCGGTAGCAGTGTGGGACGCTTTGATCTTTAACGATCTACGTAACCGTGGTATTATCTGTCCTCCTAAGAAATCACAAACTAAGGAGAGAAAGATTGAAGGGGCTCACGTTAAAGATCCCCAGGTTGGTATGCACGACTGGGTCGTTTCGTTTGACTTGAATAGTCTATACCCACACATCATCATGCAATACAACATGTCGCCTGAGACCGTAGGTGACAAATCTCATACGTTTGATCTGTCAAAGAGTGACGGTACTAATGGTAGCTACAGCTCTTCTGTTGACTACCTACTCGATCAAAACCCTGTAGATGTATCGCCTGATCATAGTATGGCGGGTACGGGTCAGTTCTTTAATCATACTAAACGAGGAATGTTCCCAGAGCTTGTCAGTAACCTGTACGATGAGCGTAAAGGGTACAAGAAGCAGATGCTCAAGATCGAGCAGAGAATACAGGACGAGGGATCGTCGTATGAGCTCGAGAGGGAGGTTACTACTCTCGACAATAAGCAGATGGCTATTAAGATTCTAATGAACAGCCTTTATGGTGCAATGTCTAACGAGTACTTCAGATACTATGATATTCGTATCGCAGAAGGTATTACTGTTAGCGGCCAGCTGACTATTAAGTGGGCCGAGAAGCATCTCAACCAATACATGAATAAAGTACTTGATACTGACAATCACGATTATGTAATTGCTATCGATACTGATTCGTTGTACATTAACATGGGTGGCTTAGTAGATAAAGTCGGACCTAAGGATCCAGTCAAGTTTCTTGACAAGGTTGCAGAAGAGAAGATAGTACCTCTACTCAACAAAGCATATGACGACTTGAAGGATTACATGAACGCCTACGATCAGAAGATGGTCATGGCTAGAGAGGTAATCGCATCGAAGGGTGTATGGACTGGCAAGAAGCACTATGTTCTCAATGTGTACAATAGTGAAGGTGTACAGTACAAGGAACCCAAGCTCAAGATGATGGGCATTGAGGCTGTTAGGTCTTCGACTCCTGCTGTATGTCGTTCCATGTTTAAAGATACTCTCAAGGTTATCCTAGAAGGTAACGAAAGTCAGGTACAGGATTATATCAGGGGCTTGCGTGAGCAGTTCCTACATACACCTATTGAGGACATATCATTTCCTCGATCTGTAAACAGACTTGATTTCTATCGCGATAGCCTATCTCTATTCAAAAAGGGCACACCTATACAGGTTCGTGCAGCATTGACCTACAATCATTATGTGGATCAACATGGGTTGACTAATAAATATGAGAAGATTCATTCTGGTGAGAAGATTAAGTTTTGTTACCTGAAACAACCCAACCGAGTACAAAGTAACGTCATTGCATTCCCATCTGTCCTTCCTACAGAATTTAATATTCATCCTCATGTTGATTACGATACTCAGTTTGAGAAAGCGTTTGTTGAACCAGTCAAGAGTATATTGGATGCTATAGGATGGGATGTAGAACCTAGAGCTACCTTGGAGGCATTTTTCTAATGAGTACTAACAATTCTATAGGTTTTGATTTTGGATTTAGTCTTGTCGACGAACAAGAACTTGAAGCAGTACAGACAGCACACGAACAGATACAGACGAGCACAGCTTCCGCAGAGGAGCTAGAAAGCCGACTGACCCAACTGTATGATGCGTTTCAACCTCTGATGAATAATCTCAAGCAGAGTGCTGACAAGGATTACATATACTGGCCAAATAGGATACAAAAGATAGAGCAGTTTCAAGACATGCTCGACTCTATCTACCAAGGTCAGTAATGGGTGTCCTTACTCTCTTTACTGCACTGGCCATATCTGGTGTAGCTGCTTGGTATAGTATTGCTGGTTTAGTTGCCATCTTTGCTAGTGCCAAAGTAGCTATCATCATAATGGGTGGTGTGCTTGAAGTTGGTAAACTAGTCACAGCATCGTGGCTATATCGCAACTGGTACTCAATTCCACTTCTACTCAAAACATACCTCACCACAGCTGTAGTCGTGTTGATGTTAATTACCTCAATGGGAATCTTTGGCTTTCTGTCAAAGGCTCATTTAGATCAAACAATACAGATGGGAGGAACAAATGAACTGCAAATTTCTCGGTTGGAAAGACTCATTGTTAATGAGCAACGTACTATTGATGACGCAGAGACCGTCTTACAACAACTCGACATGGCGGTTCAAACGCTCATCGATTACGACAGGATTAGAGGTGAGACTGGGTCGATCGCGACTAGAGAAAATCAAAAAGAAGAGAGAACCGTTCTTAACCAAGCAATCAATGATGCGGTGGATACTATCGACCAATACCAAGAAGAACTGCTGCCACTCCAGAAGGAACAGATTAATCTTGAAGCAGAGGTTGGTCCTCTCAAGTACATAGCAGAACTAATCTACGGAGACAATGCAAAGGACTTATTGGACGAGGCAGTTAGATGGGTAATACTGTTAATCGTGTTTGTATTCGATCCACTGGCTGTGCTGTTACTGGTCGCAGCAAATATGACATTGTCACAGCCACGGTCCACTAGGAAGATAGAGGCAGCTACGGTTGGCGAGATAGACATGCCATGGCCAACGGTCGAGGTCGAGATAGAAGACGATCCAGTGGCCACAGAGGCCCCTCCGCCATCCAGTTGGTCTGATCTTGATGTACCAATCGATTGGATTGTCGACAAAAGTCACCTAAGACAAATGCTTTTAGATGTTGATCAGAAACTAATAGACCTGTATACTAACCGTAACACTGTACAAAACAAAACTGAAAAGCGTTCACTGCAACGCTTGAAGAAAAAGATTATTGATAAACTAAATGACGGGGAACCCGATGAGTGACTTTTTTCGTGACATGGTCAAACAACTAAATGATGACAACACATCCATTGCCGAAGATGGATTAGCAAGTGCCGAGTTTTCTGGTACTATCGATACAGGAAGTTATATCCTCAATGCTGCTCTGAGTGGTAGCATCTACGGAGGAGTTCCTAACAATAAGATTACAGCATTCGCTGGTGAGTCTGCAACTGGTAAGACTTTCTTTGTGATGGGTGTTGTGAAACGCTTCCTAGATGACAACCCAACAGGTGCAGTGTTCTACTTCGACACTGAGGCTGCTGTAACTAAAGAGATGATGTCATCGCGAGGCATTGATACTAATCGCGTGATCGTATCAGAGCCAGACACCATTCAGAAGTTTAGGCACATAGCACTTCAGATTGTCGACAACTACAATGAGCAGAAGGGTGATAAGCCACCTATGCTGATGGTACTAGACTCACTTGGTCAAATGTCTACTACTAAAGAGGTAGAAGATACTCACGCAGGCAGTGAGACCAAGGATATGACTAAAGCTGCTATCCTGAAGGCAACCTTCAGAGTACTCAACCTCAAGCTAGCTAAGGCTAACGTACCTCTACTAGTAACTAACCACGTATACGAAATGGTAGGTGCTTACATCCCAACCAAAGAGATGGCTGGTGGTAGTGGTCTCAAGTATACTGCTAGTCAGATCTGCTTTCTATCCAAGCGTAAAGAGAAGGATGGTAAAGAGGTCGTCGGTAGCATTATCAGGGTCAAGATGACTAAGAGTCGATTGACCAAAGAAAATAAAGAAGTACAGGTACTGCTGACTTACGACAAGGGTCTTGATAGGTACTATGGTTTGCTTGAGCTGGCAGAGAAGTACGAGCTAATTAAGAAAGTGGCCAACCGTTATGAGATGCCAGATGGATCTAAGGTGTATGCTAAGGTCATACTCAAAGAGCCTGAGAAGTACTTCACAACTGAGTTCTTAGATCGTATCGATGCTGCAGCAAAGCAAGAGTTTACATACGGGTCTACCAGCTTCATCGAAGAAGATGAACAAGAGATGGAGGAAGTATGATACCCAAGTATGCCGTCTTGGAGGCTAAGGACAAAGATAGTGTTTGTCCTGTCATGATAGTTGAAGGGGACCATGAGGGTATAGTATTCCTTGTCGATGTCGTAAAGGTATCTGACGATGGAGTGCTAACGTACAACTACAACGTACTAGATGGTCAGACGTCTGAGCCTGGGTTAGACAATGTAGTTGGTGACATCATTGTAGATATGCTTGAGGAACATTTAAATAATGACAATAGAAGCGAACATACTCGGTCAGCTGATCAACAGTGAGTCGTATGCACGTAAGGTGCTGCCATTCCTGAAAGAAGATTACTTTCCGACCATAACAGACCGTATACTGCTTGTTAAGATCAAGGAGTATATGGATCAGTACAACACTACGCCTTCCAAAGAAGCCTTGTACATCGAGCTTGAGAATACTGATCAGCTGAGCGAAGCAGATTACAGCAACACTGTTGCGCAAGTAGAGCAGCTCAAGAAAGACGATGATGTAAACGAAGAGTGGCTGGTAGATAAGACTGAGCAGTTCTGTCAAGAGAAGGCCGTGTACAATGCCATCATGGAGTCTATCCATATCATAGATGGCAAGAGCAA